TACGGTGCTGGGGAATCTGTCAACGCTACAGGAACTGCAACATCAACTGCAAACACAGCATTGACTGCACCAACGACAGGCGACATAGTATTGCTGATAGAAAATGAATCTGGTACAGCAACATTAAATACAGCTGGTAATGATCTTAGATGTGCTATTTCAAGAAATGGTGGAACGGGTTGGGATTATGTAACACTTGTAGACAAAGGATCGTGGGGAACTAACAAAAAGATTTTAGTTGCAAACAATGTAGCATTTTCAAATAGTGCTTCTGGAACTGATATGCGTTATAAACTTGAATGGGCAAATCAGGCAGCAGGTTCAAAGGTAATAAGAGTACACGCAACATCATTGGCATGGGCTTAATTTAAACAATGGAGGTTTTATGGAACAGAATGAGTTTGATGAGAAAATAAAGTATGCACAGAATATTATTAATATTCTACAAACAAGACTGAATGAAGCAACAGCACAGAATGTTCAGTTGGAAGCAACAACTATAAAATTAAAAGAAGATATCGAAAATTTAACAGAAGAAAACCAAAAGTTAAAACAGGAGCCGATAGATGGCGATAGTCCTAAAACCGAAGAAAAGTGAAACGGCATCGGCTGTTCCAACAACAAGCGATTTAGCTGTTGGTGAAATTTGTGTGAATGTTGCAGATCGAAAGATATACACTAGAAAATCAAACAACTCGATTGTTATTGTTGGAAGTCATATTGAAACAGATGTTGGTGGAACATCAGTTGGTGGTGATGTTACTGGTACAGTTTCAAATATTCAAATAGGTTCTAATAAAGTTGGTATTACTGAACTTAATGTTTCTGATGGAAGTGCCGGACAATACTTAACAACAAACGGTTCTGGTACTCTTTCATTTGCTACAGATAATACTAATGTATTAGGTACTGCTGTTGGTGGTGATGTTACTGGTACAGTTTCTAATATTCAAATAGGTTCTAATAAAGTTGGTATAACAGAATTAAATGTTTCAGATGGAACAAACGGACAAGTATTAAAAACAAATGGATCAGGCACTCTTAGTTTTACAACTATATCATCAGGAGTATCTGAAGCAACTGCAACTTCAAAGGCTGTAACTATGGCAATCGCGTTAGGATAAAACTATGGCAATTACATCAAGAACACTATTAAAAGATTATTGTTTAAGACGATTAGGACATCCTGTTATTGAAATTAATGTGGATGATGAACAATGTGATGATAGACTAGATGACGCATTAGAGTATTTTGCTGAATATCATTTTGATGGAGTAGAGAAAGTTTTTCTAAAACATACAATAACAGCAGATGATATTACAAACGAATACATTGCTATGGACGATCCCACTAGTCCAGTAGGAGGTCCTGTAGTTAGTGTTATAAGAGTTTTACCTATTCCGAATTTTAATGCATTTCAAACAGGTCTTTTTAATGAAGAGTTTCAATTACGTCTAAATGATTTAGATTCATTTAGTGGTTCTTCTTTAATAAATTGGCAGATGTCATTACAAAATTATTCAATGGTTGATCATTTATTTACTGTCACACCTACTATTCATTTTAACAGAAAACAAAATAAATTATATTTAGAAACTGATTGGGCTAATAAATTTAATGTTGGTGATATTTTAATTGTAGAGGCATATCGTATGTTAGATCCAACACAGTATACTGAAGTATATAATGATATGTTTTTAAAGAAATATACAACTGCATTAATTAAAAGACAATGGGGAGAGAACTTAAAGAAGTTTGAAGGAGTACAATTGCCAGGTGGTATTACACTTAATGGTAAAGTAATTTATGATGAAGCTGTAGAAGAAATTAATAAGATAGAAGACGAAATGAGTCTTAAATGGGAACTTCCACCTACTGGGATGTTAGGATAATGGCAACTAATTTATACTTCAATAATTCATCATACGCTGAACAAGAGTTAATAAATTCTTTGACTAGTGAGGTAATACAAATACATGGGCTAGATGTATTCTACATACCAAGAACTATAGTTAAAGAAGATGTGTTGCTTGGAGAAGATGTATTATCTAAATTCTCTACTGCATACGAAATAGAAATGTATCTTAAAACAACTGAAGGATTTGGTGGTGATGGAGATATGGTTAGTAAGTTTGGTTTAGATATTCGTGATGAAGTTATCTTCACAGTTCATACAGATAGATTTGAACTTGCAACAGATATGGTAAAACCATTAGAAGGGGATTTAATTTTTTTACCAATGAGTAAAGGGTTGTTTGAGATTAAATTTGTTGAACACGAGCAACCATTTTATCAATCTGGAAAAAATTATAGTTTTGATATTACTTGTGAGTTGTATCAATATAGTGAAGAACAACTAGACACAGGTATTGCTGATATAGATAATATAGAACGAGAACAATCAGCTGCAATTGATTTAATTATGACTGCTGGTGGTAGTGGTTCATTTACTGTAGATGAATCAGTTTATCAAGGAGTAAGTCTTGCAGCTGCAACTGGTAAGGGCATTGTTGTTAGTTGGAATGCTACAACAAGAACATTACGAGTTAATGATACATCAGGAACATTTGCAGCTTCAACAAATGTTACTGGTAATATAAGTAGTGCTGTTTGGTCACAAGCATCAGCTGCGGATTATCAAGAATTACCAACGACACCATTTGCTGATAATAAAGAGTTTGAAACAGATGGTGATTCTATTCTCGATTTTTCAGAAGCTAATCCATTTGGAGATGTAACTTAATGTTTGGTAATTATTTTTATAATAAAAATATTAGAAATGTAGTTATTCTTTTTGGTACAGTATTTAATGATATCATTGTAAGACGGGTAAATTCGTCTAATGTAACTCAAGAAGAATTTAGAGTTCCTATAGCTTACGGTCCTGCAAAAAAGTTTCTTGTAAGATTACGACAAGCAACCGACACCAGTAAAGGCAAGATAGGACTAACATTACCAAGAATGTCATTTGAGTTTACCTCTATCAATTATGATCCTACACGAAAACTAGTAACAACTAATCAGTTTAAGAAAATTCACGCATCAGATTCTAGTAAATTAACATCTATATATTCTCCTGTTCCATATGACTTTGAATTTACTTTAAGTGTTATGGTTAAAAACTCTGATGATGGTACACAGATACTCGAACAAATTTTACCCTACTTTTCTCCTGCATATCAAGTAACAATGAATGAGATGAGTTCCATGGGTATTAAACGAGATATACCAATTATATTTACAGGACTTTCTACAGAAGATAGTTACGAAGGAGAGTTTTTAACAAGGCGAGCTCTTATACATACATTGACCTTTACTGTTAAAGCATTTCTTTACGGTCCTACTAATGATGTTGGTATTATTAGAGAAGTTGATGTTAATACATTTAACAATACAAATGCAACACAAAAAGTAGGAAACACAGATGTGAAACCAAATCCATTATCAGCAGACGCAGATGACGCATATGGATATACAGAAACACACACAGATTATTAATAGGAGTAATAAATATGGCTTGGGTAAATATTGCTAAAACAGGAAATTTATGGGCATACGAAAATACTGCCACAGCAGCTCATACATATCCAGACGCAAATGGTTCATATTCGGGTGGCATAAGAACTTTTACTACACCCGGTCCTTCTGCAAACCAACAAACTTATGTGAGATGTAGAATGGTTGTTGATAGTGTTGAACGTGGGGAACTTTCTAAAACTTATTGGGATGCACAATAAAGGACAACTATATGAAAAAAACAACGGTTGATAAATTAAATAAAGTATTAGATATAACAGGTGACTTGATACCAGTTGAAAGAAATAAAAAAAATAAGGCGCCTTGTGTTACAACAACTACAACAGACGTAACATCTGATTATAATTTTTCAAGAGATCAGTATCATAACCTCATTGAAAAAGGTAATGAAGCTTTGGATGAAATATTGAGTATTGCAAAAGAATCAGAATCACCAAGAGCATTTGAAGTTACTTCAATGTTGATTAGGAATTTATCTGATACTACAAAAGAACTTTTACAATTACAAAAAGCTGTAAAAGACCTCGATAATAATAAAGACCCTCATATTGTAAATAATTCTTTGTTTATTGGAAGTACAAAAGAACTTCAAGATTTGTTGAGTAATAAAAAATGAAAGAAGAAGCTTATTTAGGTAACAGACTATTAAAACCAACCAATGTTCCTCATCAATTTACTAAACACGAAGTTAAAGAATATGTAAAATGTCAAAACGATATTATATATTTTCTTAAAAACTACGTTCAAGTTATTCATGTTGATAAAGGGTTGGTTCCTTTTGATCTGTATGATTATCAGGAAGAACTGATTAATACTCTAAATGATAATAGATATGTTATTGTAAAGAGTGCTAGGCAGTCTGGTAAATCTGTAACAAGTCTTGGTTATATTTTACATTATGTATTATTTAACAAAACAAAAATAGTTGGTTTGTTGGCTAACAAAGCATCTACATCAAGAGAGTTGCTTGGAAGATTACAGACAGCTTATCAACATCTGCCAAAGTTTTTACAACAAGGTATTGTTGAATGGAATAAAGGAAATTTGGAACTAGAAAATGGTTCTAAGATTATAGCATCTTCTACATCTTCATCTGCTATTCGTGGTTACAGTTTTTCGTTATTGTTCTTAGATGAGTTTGCTTTCGTACAAAGAACGATTGCAGATGCATTTATCAAATCAGTTTATCCTACAATTTCATCTGGTAAAGATACTAAGATTATCATGGTGTCTACACCCAATGGATATAACTTGTTTTATAAGTTTTGGAATGATGCTGTAGAAGGTAATAATCAATTTAAGACATTTACAATTCATTGGACTAGTATTCCAGACAGAGATAAAGAATGGCGCAAAAATATTATATCAGATATTGGAGAAGAAGCATTTAGACAAGAGTATGAAGCAGAGTTTTTAGGTTCTTCCAATACTCTAATATCATACGCATCATTACAAGAGTTGTCATATATATCCCCTATATGGTCAAAAGACGATTTAGATGTATATGAAGATCCAGAAATGGGCAGAATTTATGCGATGACAGTTGATACGGCTCGTGGACAGGGTTTAGATTATTCTACGTTCACAGTTATTGATACTACTGAAGTTCCCTATAAAATAGTGGCAAAATATCGCAATAATGTCGTAGCTCCTCTACTCTTTCCTAATATTATAAATATTATTGCAAAGAAGTATAATGACGCATATATATTAGTAGAAACAAATGATATTGGATCTCAGGTAGCCGATGTCCTACATCACGACTTAGAGTATGAAAATATACTCACAGTTTCATGGTACGGACGACACGGCCAACAGATTTCAAGTGGTCATAATAAAGATATATCATATGGTGTGAGAACAACCAAACAAGTTAAAAAAATTGGATGTTCAAATTTAAAGAGTATGATTGAAGAGAATAAGTTGCTTATTCAAGACTACGATATCATCTCTGAACTTACGACTTTTGTTACAAAGGGAGATACTTTTGCAGCAGAAGATGGTTCAAATGATGACTTAGCTATGACATTAGTTTTGTTTGGTTGGTTAGTAGATCAACAATATTTTAAAGAATTGAGTAATCAGAATATTCGGGATAAGTTATATCAAACTAAGATGGATGCTATTGATGATATGACTCTCCCATTTGGTATTATTGATGATGGATTGGATGATAAGTATGAATCAATGCCCGATGGTGGTATGTGGGAAAAGGTTGATACATTTAACAAGTAAAATCTATATCAATATTAAGAATGTAAAGGAGAACAAAAATGGCTTTTCAAGTATCACCAGGAATTAACGTAACAGAACAAGATTTAACAACTGTTGTACCAAATGTAGCAACAACTATTGGTGCGATGGCCGGAGGATTCCAATGGGGACCCTGCCTAGAAAGAGTACAGATATCATCTGAAAATGATTTAGTTGCATTATTTGGTAAACCAGATACAAACACGTTTACGTGGTTTTGGACTGCAGCTAACTATCTTGCATATGCAAATAATTTATGGGTTATTAGGAATGTAGGAGCTGCAGCAAAAAATGCTGTTGTTGGAGATACCGATGCTGGTACGGCAGTTACTGTTCTTAATAAAGATTCATATGATAGTATTACATTTACAGATCAAGTATTTGTTGCAAAGTACCCAGGTGCTTTAGGTAATAGTTTAAAAATACAGGCAATTGATTCTGATGGTTGGGGAGATTCCACAATCAATACACTTTTTCTTGCTAACTTTGATAGAGCTCCAGGTACATCCACAGATGTTGGAAATGCTGGTGGTGCTAATGACGAGATGCATATTCTTGTTATTGATGAGGATGGATTGTGGACAGGAACTCCAGGATATATTTTGGAGAAACATGCTTTCGTAAGTAAAGCATCTGACGGAAAGAAAATTGATGGTGCAACTAATTATGTTGTAAATGTTATGCGTAATGAATCTAAATATGCATATGTTGGTTTGGTAACTAAGTTTACTGAAAATTCAACTGGTGCAGGTACGAATGCTGGGCAACCAAAAGCTAGTGCAACTTTTAAAACTTTTAATAGTGCAACTGCTGCCGAAGCAATTATAGGTGGTTCTTTGACTCTTGGTGTTTCTGATGATGCACAAACAGATGCATTACTTCAAGCAAGTTATGCATTGTATACAACACCTGAAGTT